GATGGACATTGCCTGTCCCATGTCCTGGATGCCTAACCTTTCGCATAGTTCGAGCGTTGCGTAAGCATCCCACGAGGGATGAACGCTGATTCCTTTGATTTTCATCTATCTATTTTTACGTCAATACGGTTTTGGTACTTGCTCCTGTGCGTTGCAACGTAGCTGAGAAAGTAGCGGCGTCGTTCTTAGGTCCGTTGATGGAGAAACTTGAAATCAGAGCAGAGCATGACCATTGGATATTTCCCGCCCCGGACTGCTGTCCCCAAATTACGGTTACCTCTGAACCAGAGGCCCAATCATCATAGATATCCTCAGCGGATTCCTCAGAGGCTACGGGGTCATATTTCCCCTCGACGTTAAACGTCTTATCTCGCTCTCCGGCGAGGTATTCCTTATCGCCACCGGAATCATTAGTCGTAACGTCAATCATATCGGCCGTGGCCTCCATGTCATTCTGAACGGTGCCTTTTACCACGTTCCCATTTGCGCTTAATAGCAAAACATCTCCCTTAATTACTGCCATCGTTTACAGCTTTTTAGATTAATTCTTCAACTCCTATTCTCCACCTTTGAATGCGACGCGACATATTCTCGACCGCTTCCAGGTCGTTGTCATGCTGGTCGTTTTCCAAATAGAAGAACGTATTGTTAAAATCAGGGGAGAGGTCAAGAAGGGAACCGATAGTCGGTTTCAGAGCGTTTTTTACAGATCCGGCAATCGTGTCCAGTTTTTTCTCAGAATAGGTCGGGTGGTCAAATCCGGTTACTATCTGAATAACGATATAGCCTTCATACATGAAGCGATCGTTGGTGCTGCTTTCCGATAAATCGTATCCTGTGATCCAAATATACGAACTTCCGGCCGACTGAGGAACAACATTATAACAGGGGATGCTTTCCCCTAAATAGGTGATTGAATTTAGCAGTCCGTAGATGGCCGTGAATATGCTATCGCTTGGGTCTTTCATAACGCCTCAATCATTATTTGCACTGATGGCGGGAGCATCGCTAAACGCTCCCAATAGTCAACGGGTTTGAGGTTTTTCAATTCCTCATATTTCCAAATGTTAGTTCCGGATTTGATATCAAATATACCACTTTCGGTTAACTGCAATCGCTTGCCATCATAACCAAGGTAGCTTTTTACTTTGTTGTTTGATGTTATATCTAAATCCCGGTCAATATTGTAGGGCCATATCCTCCCGGCCCACTGCTCGAGCAAATCCCTGGAAAAGAATTTCCCCGGCCCGCAAAAGGGCATTTTCATATTTGATAACTGATGCCAGTCCCCGGCTTGTTTGGTTTTGGGGTTGAGGATACTGATCTGTGAAATGCCGCCATACCTGTGGCCCTTTTGTATGGCATGGAGAATAACGTCAAAACAATAGTCTGTCATTATATCGTCAGAGCCCAAAAGGACGGCGGCGTCAAATTGGATATCTTTTAGCGCCTGATTTAACCCCTTGCTTAATTTTCGGCCCAACGGGCGGTTTTCTTCGATGGTATAATTGAAACCAAAACTTTCCAATTGCAAAGCATCCTCATCGGTGGAGCAAACGCCATAAGGGACTATCTCCGCGTAGTCCTCGAACGATTTTTGAAGGCACCGGATGCCCTCCGCATAGATGGCCGATATTTCCGGGCGGCCATGGAATGCAGCGTAAATCAGAACCGTCGGTTTCATTTTGGATTTTTGAGAATAGTCTGAATCCGCTCTTTCAGTGGGCCTATATTTTCAAAGTACGCCGGGCCGAGGTATGGTTTTGGCCTCCTTTTTCCAGGCACACCATTCTCGACAATGCTTGCGTAGTTGGCCGTAAATTTTACTATCCCTCCTAATCGGTTTCTTTTGAACTGATGCTCTGATGATCCGGCAAGGCGCCCGGTGATATAGGGACATTTGAAAACGGCGTCCCTCTCTATCTCTAAGGTGGTATAGACGATTTCATCCTTGACCTTTTTCTCCACGACCTTCGATATCCGACCGAGGTTGCTTAAAGTGTCCCGGAGGCTGCGTTGATCGATATGTGCCTGAATCGTACTCATGGCGTTGATGATGGCTGCCAGTATGGTGCGAGAGCATAACCCTCTATTTTATACCACTCCTTTTGCAGTTCCAAAACCGCGTGAAGAACGATGAGGCGGCCCCTCCACCTGATTGCAAACTTTTCGTTTATTTCGTTTAGCGCAACGGCCGTTGAAAAATCCCGAGGGTCATAATCGTTTGGATCATAGTCGCCCTCCGTATTTGGGCGGCGGCTTCTTAGATGGAGAATATAGCGCGTCGGGTTTTTGGTTTTTCCATCAGCCTGGACGCGGGAGCCTGAATCCATCTCCACCTTCATCCATGTATCGGATATTTTAGTCCATACGGCCGACGTATTCCCGCCCCGCCCGTCGGAGGTTCCCTCATTCAAATAGAGCAGTTGCCCTTGTTCGTTGAACTCTCCTATATTCATCGTCTGCGGTAATGATTCCAAAGGTTTCGAACATCATCGGGAATCCGGGCCACGGAGCCCATGATGGTATTGGTGCGCTTATCGTAAATTTCAGCCAATAGTTTAAGCATCCCCTCAATTAATGGCTCTGGAACATCGCCTCCCATCCCTGCGGCATAGGTGATTTTAAAGCCATCAATATTGAATCCACTGGCGACGGTAATCCTTCGGTTTTGGATCGACACCCGCTGCTCCTTCGAGCCGAGGACATAATAATCAGAGTTGGCCGTCAAAGTGGTGCTTTCGTTGGCCTGATTAATTCTAACCACCTCCGTTACCGCCGTATGCGGAGGGAAGGGTAAATCAATGACCAGAGAACCGTCGTTTTTATAGTCCCAATCCATAATGTCGTGCGCGTATATTTCGCACGTTGCATTGACTATAATTTGACCAATGTACTTCTCGCACGTTTTCCGCACTGCTTCCAATTGCTGTGTGATAAGGCTGTTCTCAGCGGCCGTGGCGGAATCCATCTTAATAAACTGTTTGGCTTGAGCCAACGTGAGAACCTCCGAGCCGGATTCACTAACAATGCGGAAATCTCGTACCGTGGTTATTTGGTTTTACGAGAGGATACCCTTTTATCCTCCTTGGTGGTTTTTTTGCGGCTGTCCTTTTTTAGCTTTTCAGCCTGTGCCTTTTGGGCTTTCAGAGATTCGGCTATCTCAGAACCTTTCTCCTTTACCCGGGCCGTATGCTTTGCCGGGATGAACTTCTCCGCCAACCCTATATCAATAAGGTGCTGTGCATACATCGGGGTTTCTGATAACAGCTCCCCTTTTTTATAGGTTCCTCTTTGCCCGTTATTCTTTGAAAATTCACGGAGCGCGATTAGTTTAACTTTTGCCATTTTCTTGGTTTTAGAGGTACTAATTTACTGAAAATAAAGGAGGCCGACCATAAAGCCGACCTCCCCTCCTTTCCAAATCCTCCCTTGATTTAGATTCTTATGTCAGTGCAGTAACGTCCGCAAAGGCATCGTAGAAAATCGCGTCAGCGTAAGGGATGGCCAGAGCGATGCGTTCCTCCATGACGATTGTCACAAGGTTTTTGATCGCATTGTCCTGATCCTGATCGTAGAAACGAACAGACAGTCCGGCGCGTTGGAACATCTGAGCGGCACGATTCATCTCGGCCACTAAGAAGCTGCCAGCGGTGATTGCAGTCGTTTGAATTACAGGAAGGCCATTAATTACGAGCTGACCATTTCCAACGAACTGGATGCGGTTCAGATACTGACCGTCAGTTTCTTTAATCAATTGCAGTCCATAGCAGTCCACCGGATTCATCATCAGGGTATCAGCCATGTACTCGTTTGCAGCAAGAGCAGCCTGAGCGCCAACGATTGCGTCAATGTTCTGATCCATCAGTGAGGTGAGAGATGCAGGAACATTGGCAGCGGTTAGCACGCCACTGGCAGTGGTAAGACCTCCAAGCTGAGTGGGGGTTCCTGAGCCAGTACCGAAAAGCAACTGTTGATCTTCCTTATCATAAATATCCTCAACCACCTGACGGGTGATAAAAGAGCTGATTGCAGGAAGGTCAGTGAGCAGTTCCTCAGAGATGCGGCTATAAGCAGCAATCTTGATAGCGTCTGCCTTTTTAACCACAACGTCTTTGTCAATTTGAGGTTTGTCGGTTCCCTCATCGACAGTAACGACAGTTCCCTCTCCGGTTCCATCCTCAACAAGATAGGGGATAGAATCTCCGCTCATGGTTCCCTGTGGGATAGCGGAGCGAACACGGACACGACGGCGTACATTTCCGAAGATTCCAGGAATGTATTGACGATCAACAGCCGCGGCGTTAGTTTCGTCGAGGTTGCCAAAAGTCATGTTACCCACAGCTTTCAGCTTATAGTCTTTTGAACCTTTGCCAGTACCCCGAGAGGCCTCGCGTAGGCTTTTAAAGTAGTCCTCGTCCGCCTTAAATTCTTCGAGAAGAACCTCCTGAGCAGTTTTGCCGATATTTTTACCGATGCTGAAATCCTTCTGCTTGGCTTGTAGCTTCGCATCAAGCTGTGCAAGCTGTTCTTTCAGTTCGGGAATCTTCTCGACCTCATCCTGTAATTTAGTCTGAATGTTTGACATTTCAGACTTCAAATCCTCGATGGCCTGTTTGTTTCCTTCCTTAGCGGCGGCAACGGCGGCGTCCATCTTCTCAGAAATCGCTCCCTTCAAAGTGGCCAGTTCAGTGTTTAATACCTCCGGGCTGATAGCGATTGGACCCGTGGCAATTATGGCGGCAATCTCGGGGTCGAAGCCAAAGGCTAACGCTCCAAGCGCCACCGCGATCAATGCAAATGCAAAAATTACAAACTTCTTCATGGTGTTTTTTTATTAATTCAGGTTATTATAAATGGACGCTAAAAGACCACCATCGGCTTGGAGCGGCTCGATATGAGGCGGAGTGTCATTAGACGGCTCCTTCACGACGAGTGCGGCGACGTTAGCTTTCAGCTTGTTCATTTCTATCTCTAAAAGGTAGTAGCTTTCATCCGAGTGGTTGGCCGGGCCGTTTTTGAGAAACTTCTCAATTGCGGTGATCTGGTCGTTGATGATTTCCATCTGCTTGGATTTTTCCAGGCCTTTGATGGATGCAATGGGCGTGTTTGAATTAGCGCCAAACATCAGCGTTGAACCCTCGAATAAATTTACCTCTTGAATTTCGTTGTAGTCGTCTCTCACCTTCTCCTTGGCGGGGATGCGTAGATACCCGACTGAATGCTCCCGGATGATTCCCTCAGACATTTGGATTAAAACGTCCTGTGCTTTTTGGGCCTTGCTCCATTTTGAGCGGTAACGGAGCCCCATTTTGTCCTCCTTCAATTCTTCAATCTTCGCCAGTGGCGTCCACGTATCGTGGCTGTATAGGTGAGCAATCTTTCTGTTAGAGGAAGAATCCGGGCCGCGTTCTGATATGCTCTTAGCGAAGGCTCCGGGCATGATCATATCACCGTCAGAGTCTATATTACCGAAAGCAGAGAAATAGCCTTCAACGATTCCGGACTTTACGTCCACGTTTTTCAGTTCGAGGCTACAATCTTTCGTTTCCAGGCTCATCAGGTGGTATCATTTTCCGTAAAATTATTTAGACCATCAAGCATTATCACTATATTGTAGGCAAATTGTAAGCAGAATGAAAGCAATCCTACTTAGGGTGCCGGAAGAACAGGCCGAGCGGTTCGGGAACCTATGTCAGCAAAAGGGCATCAGTAAAAACGCCGGTGGCATCATTGCCCTCGATGATTGGATTGAAAAAGAAGAACTGAGAATCAAAAACCAATTGCACCGATGAAAACAGCAGCACTAACCACCGCACTAATTTTTGCGCTTATCCTGATGGGTGCCGTCGGCCTGATCGCCGTCGTTCCTTTGTTTCTTTGGAATATGACCAGACGCCTCTGGTTCCGGACGCTTGAAGCGTGGGTAAATCACATGGAAGATCAGCTAACAGAAATGAACGAAGTAGGGGATGAATAAAAAAACTCGGCCCCGGGAGTAGAGTTACCGAGGCCGAGCAATCAAAAATCAGAAATCGTCAGATCGTCAGAGGGTTCAAATATACTAAATTGCGAGAGCAGTTTGCGGGGGTTGGCTATTATTTCCACCACCTTTTCTTTGGAATACTGCCCGGCACCGACAATTGATATTGTTCTTCGCACCGCCCGCCGGGTCGTGTGGCCGATCCATCAGAACGCCGTCAACCCCTGGCCATTTATCATCAAGGTCTATCGCCACCCGATTGTTGGCAACGTGCTCAGGTCTGAAATCACCCGTCGGTCGAGCCACCCAAACCTTCTCCAATTCTATTTTTAAATCTCTGGCGGCTTGCATAGCCCCGTGGCTTGATGCTGATAGCACTTCCGTCCTGGCGATGGCCGCTGCTCTGAATCTTTGTCGCCGCCATTCTTGCGGGATGCGCCTGAGGATGGTTTCTTTTATTTCAGGAATCCCGGCCCCGGAAACCATAGCCTCGTCAATAACCTGACTGATGATTTCTATTGCCGCCTTTCTGTTTGTTGCATGGATGGTGGCTATCATCTCGACGCCATGGCTGTCCACATATTGCTGAACTATCGAAAGCCATACGGCCTCATAGTCGTCAAAATCGTTAGCGATCTGGTCGTTCTTTGTTTGGAGGTCTAACCCGGAACCTTTAAACGCTTGTAGCTGCCATTTGATAAAAGCAAGCCCCACTGTTTCGTGGATTTTTATCATCAGTTCGCGGATTGGGATATCTGTAACAAGACTGTCAATTTCAGACTTTACGTCCCGGGGGTTGTCTATGGCCCTAATCCGGATCAGCACCGGGCGAATGGCATCGCGGAGAGCTTTCCAGGCTTGGCGCTCATAGCGGCGGATGAACCTGTCCTCCATCTTCTCCATCCTTTCAGAAATCGTGTCTAATCTGTCCCTTTTAGCCATTGCTTGAAATTTTGCCAACCCGCGATTAAAAGCCACTTCCAATTTTGGGGCTTATACCAACGATTTGATTCTCGGTATCTGGCCTCTAATTTACGAAGATCAGATTTCAGGCGCTTGGTCCTCGGGGTGGTTATCTCTATAACCCACGACGTTCGACTATTGGCGGCGAGGTGGATATGGTTCAGGAAATCCCTCTCACCGAGATTAGGGCCAAACATTTCTCCGGACTGATGGTAATAGACCGCCATCTGCATCGGGAAGAAATCAAGGTCAAAATATTCTAATCCGTTGGTGATTTTGAACGCCTTACCCGCCTGATAGTAAGCGGCGGCCTTCTCGATGATGGCCGGGTTGCTGATTTGTGATTCTATATTCATCATTCTGATTTTAATTATCCCCACTGCTTTGCCATGGCTTCGGCTATTCCTGGAAAGGTTTTGCTCCGCTCCTTGCCATGTCGCTTATTTTTCTTGGCGTCGCTGTACCATTTTGGGAGCCTGTATTTATTGCCATTGGCGCTAATCCGCTCAATCATCTCTCCGCGATCAACGTGCGTTACTTCTTGGTCAAATAAATTAGGAGCGGGGTTGTGGTATAACGGCGGCAAATTATAAAGCCAAAGACAAGTGGATTTTTGGTAGGGGTCGCCAAAATAGTAGGGATGAATAATCTGATCCGGTGGCCTATATTCTGAACTCATTATCCCTATCGGGTTCTCGGTGGCTTTGCGCTTTATGGGTGCCTCAGCTAATTTCATAAAAAAATCAATGGCCCTTTGCTGCCTTCCGTCCTTCCGCTTTTCCTCAAAATGCTTGGCGCCGGACACCGCCAGATGCGTGCATGGAGGGAAGGCTATCATCATATCCCAACCATCGTTTAAAATTTCCAGGACGTCGCCTTGGATATGCCACTCGGGGTGATTGCCTGACGTTGGTTGAATGTCGCAACTATAAGCCTCGTGGCCCCGAGCCCGAAAGGCAGAGCAGACCGCTTGGCTTTCTTCGCAGGCTAAAAGCACCCTCATAGTCCACAAAATCCGCTATCGCAGTCGCTGAAATCATCGAATGACAACTCATGCTGCAACGGGTGATTTATTATTTTCTCGTAGCTCGTATCTGAGCGCCAATAGTTCTTTTCAGGGCTTTCTTGGTCGGCGGCCCACTGTAATTTCTCGGGATGCTCGTCTGCCAGTTTCCTCAGAAGCAGCGGTGAGCGGTGAAAGCAGTGGACGCAGTTGTTTAGCCGGGCGAACCTCACGGGCTTCCCAACCCAATATTTGACGATGTTGTCTTTTTTTATGCCGTTCTCTATAAGCGGAAACTCTGGTTTGCTCCAAGGGATATATTCCCACTTTTTTTTGCCCTTATTCGGTCCGTGATCCCAATACCCGGTTGGCCAGTGCATGACCAGAAAACCGTCGTCATTGCATTTTTCTAATGATCGCGTCGCGCGGCCTTCTTCGCCTTTTCGGAAACCGAGGTGAGTTATGACTGGCTCTCCGACGTTTTCAAGCCACCACTCAAATATGGGTTCTATTTTCAGACTCGTCGTGCAGTATCTGTGCAGCTTCGAGGGGAGCCATTTGCCCTTGTTGTTTATAACCCATTCGAAAGTTGGCCCGGACACCCAATTTATCTCCCGCCCTAAAAATTGCTCCAAGTCCAGGATCGTGTGAATTATAACGTCATCCTCTTGGGTGCTAATAAACGGTTTTTGGATTCTATCCTCGACTAACTGCCTCAGCTTTTTATCTGGATACTTCGCCTTCTGGTTCTCTGTTCTAACCAGCGCAAAAACGAGGTGGTCTGATGGATAGTTTGCGGCTAAATAAGCGGACGTCTGGCCGCCTGATACTGATGTTACGATTTCCATTTTTCTGATTTCTTCAAAGATAGCTATTTGCGCGTTTTTATCATACGATACAGGCTCCCAATCACGAGGCCGAGGACAACTAAACCTACAAACGCAAGGATTTCACGCCCGGAGGTGCTTATGAGTGGGTATAGTTCAATATCCATCTTTATCGCATTTTTCCTTAGCCATGGTGTTCGGGCCTATTAGGCCGGCGGGCGATCCTGCCCATTTTGAGAAATCCCAGGGGTTGGATGATTTAATGAACGATGATAATTGGCCAAGGAGAACGCCCTTTCCAATTTCAACTCGGGGATGTACGGTACTGTTCATTCCGAAATAGCAGTGCGGCCCGGTTTTTACATAACCTCCAATTCTCGCCCCGGGCGCTAATATGTTTTTATCTCCCAAATCCGCATCGTGGCCAATATGCGTCTGCTTCATGATATAGCACTGCTTGCCAATGATCGTCGGGCCGTCTATTCCGCCATCTATCGTGCAGGCACCGTGAATTTTTGTCCCCTCCATGATGAGGACGCCCTGATTTTGGCCTCTGGCTTTAAAGCTCTCTGGCTCTAATCCGATGATGCAGAACGGGCCAATTTCAACGCCATCCTGGATGATGACGTTATCGCCTATTACTGCCGTTGGGTGAATTTTGAATTTTGCCATTAGTGGTCGCGGTAATATTGCTGTTTAAATTCCTGGAACTCTCGCCACCTTTCCTCTGCTTTTTCCTCATGATCTTTCAGAGCGTCCCATTCGAGCGCAAAAAACACGATGATAGCAATCAGAATAACGACCGCGCCCCACTTCTTTTTTATTTCATCAGGTATCAGGTCGGTGAGCATCCATTTTCATTTTATCGGTTATCAGGGTCGGCGGGCGATCCCTTTTTCATTTCATCGGCATTGGCTGGCGGGCGATCCATTTTCATTTCATCGAGCATCAGGTCGGCGGGCGATCCTACAAAAGATATGTCAACAAAAGCATGGAGGCGTAAACCATAACGAGGGCCAACCATAGTAGGTTGAGTGATCTGCGTTCTTGCTTATTCGTTTGCATTAGGGTCGTTTAAGGGTTCTGCATCCTCCGGAATCAGGTTGGATGGTTTCCATCGGACATCCCCGCCCGGATATGGCTCCATTCCCATAATCTCTAATTTTTGATTATCGGTCAGCCAGTGGGCGTCTTTCAGCCACTGCGTCATGGTTTGCAAATCTGCTTGTAGTTCCTCAATTGACGATTTATCCGGCTCGATGCTAATAATTCGATTGCCTTCTTTGTATGCTCGTTTATTTGTTCGGCTGTATTCCTGAGCGAAACTGTAAACGTGGGGGAGGATGGCATCAGTCCAAGCGGCCTTCCGGGCCTCTTTCATATTGTTGTAGGTGGACGATGCTTTGTCATTCATAACCTCGGAGGGGAGGTGGTATAAATTACAGATATCCCGGAGGGACGCCTGTTTATCTTCTAATAGTTTTAGATCAGCCGGAGAAACCCCGAATTGATGGTAGCCAAAATCTCCCGACTGTATCAGGATGCGGCCTTTGTTCTTAGACCCTCGGACTTTTTTGTCTAACTGATACTGCATCCTGTCGGCCTGTGGCTCTGATAGAACGTCCTGTGCACCCCTGGACGTTATTTCGGTTTTATCATAAAGCAGCCCAAGCGCCCCAAGATTGTCGAAGGATGATTTTGCAGCCTCATTGTTGGCGTTTGCTTTTTCCAGGAGCAAGAATCCGGCGTGAAGTGGCGACAAACCGTAAAATTCCCGACCATAATCCCATTTGTAGTTTTGATATTGAATGTGGAGGATTTCGTCCCGGTCATATTCAATTGAGCGGTCGCCATACCTCAGCGTATAATGAGAAATAGGCTCAAACTGAGTGCCTGAATTTATATCCGTGAAATGCGAGGGGAGAACGTGCTGCTGTGCAATTTTGCCCGCCAGAGGCCCGGATTCCACGCGGATTTGATAGGTAAAACTGTCCCCGGTGATAAGTTTAAATCCGAACAGTTGCTCCATAAATTCGAGCTTTCCCTGATAGTCATTAGGAGAGTAAATTGGGGCTAAAATTTCGTGGCCGTCCAGGATTTCCTTTTTACCTGTCCGGGGATCGGTGGCTACGGCCCGGAAATCCACAGTTGCCGCTTTTGATGCGATATAGTGGATGACTGAGTAGACCATGTCATTGTAATGGTAGCCCCGGTCGATATAGCCTTCTTTATTTTCTTGGGTCGAGATGGCCTGCCCTTTCCCTCCCATGAAATAAGCAATCTGGCGGAATAGTTTATTGTCCTGAGGATTGACCTCCGCGATTGCCTCGAACTGTTTTTTCTTTATGCCCGAAAGCATCAATTTAGCCAATAAGCCCATTATCTAAATAAATTTGAGGGGAGGACAGAAAGGAGGGGGTTCATCTTACGCGGCGAGGGTTTTTGATTAGTTTATCAAAAGCGTATCTCATTGCGTCTATACAGTGATTATAATCATCCTCAGGCACATTGGCCCGTTTGTCGTTCCAAATATACGAATTAAGCTCGATGATTAACTTGCTCGACGTTGGGGTGACTATAATCTGATAATCCCTCATCAGGTTTAGCCCCTCCGCCACGCTGCCCGGCGGTTTATACGCCTCCTTTATATTCAGGCCGTGTTTGTTTCTCAGTTCTGAAATTAACCGAGGCTCTGCGCTGTCCCCAATAATTAAATCGTCAAGCCTTTCGATATGCTCCTGATTCATGTATGCCGTCTGATCGGTTGACAGTCCGGTTTCATAAAAGGCCAGATCGGCGTAAATTATTTTCTTCTTTTTGTCCACGGCCACTTTGACCAGTGTCGTCGGGTCAACGCTGAATCCATAATCTTGACCGTAGATATAGGGCAATGATTCATCAAACTCCCCGATTTTCCAGTTAGTGAAAATGACACCCTCTCGCTGCTCAACCCACCCACCCATGATGACGTGCTCGTATTTTTTAGGGTTGTTCTTTTTGATGAGCTGAATGTCCCGGATGTAGTCCTCGGGAAGATTTTTGAAATTATCGAGGTAGGTCGTGTGGATATAGGTAACTCCATCCTTCGTCCCATTCCATCCTCCCGGCACGCCTCTTTCCAGGAAGAACCGTTTATAAATCCACGACTGTTTGTCTGTCGGGTTCAGGATGAGGATGATTCTATTCTGATGCTTTTTAGACCTGATGGATAGGTTGATAGTTTCAAAGACTTCCTCGTCGTCCATTTCCTCCGCCTCGTCGAGAATCCACGTATCAACGCCCTGCAATGATTTTAGGTTTGCGGTCTGATTCCCTGATGAGGTTTTAATCCCGGAAAAGATAACGTCGCTCTTAGTGATCAGATTCACGGCCTCGCTCTTGGTGATTTTATAAAAAGGGGCTTTTCCCATAATGTGAACCTTCTCCATGAATTCAGGAATGATGGACAGTGATGCTGATTTCAGAGTATATCGGGTCATCAGAATGCGGTGGGGTACTGGCTCCCATGTCAGCATTGCCGCAAATAGACCGACGGTGAATGATTTAGCAGAACCCCGGCCGCCCGTAATTACATAGTACCTACTATCGGACGTCCATAGGGGAGCGAACTTCTCAGCTATTTCAATCCTCGGCGCTTCCTTCTTCATCTTCATCCATTGCCGGGACGAAAGCAACTATTGGCATTGCGAGGTTTTTCTGATCTGGATCGAGGTCAAACTCCTTCCGCTCGATGTAGTCGCGTTTGCGGCCCTTGGTTTTTAAATAGAAAATGATGGAGGTTTTATCCGGGGCGCGTTTATAGACCATTTCGCCATTCTTGCCCTGGACTTTTACGCCGTTGATTAATTCAAAGAGTTTTGATTCGACGAAATCCAAGGTTTCATCTTCGAGGCGCTCAATGGCCTCTTTGTATTCCTCATCATCCTTCAACCATCGGTAATGACTCCGGGCCACTGCCTCAGTGGTGCTACCTGTTTTTGCTGCGACCTTTGCCGCTGCGTGCTGGACGATGCCAAGGCTTTTACTCATGGCCTCAATCATCGCTGCTTTTGACTTTTTCATGCTTTGAGGCTCTTAGAGCGTGGAGGTGGATTCGAACCCCAACTACGAACTGGAATGTCCGTCGCTTTACCAATTAAGCTACCCACGCCTGTCTTCACGTTTAACCTTTTTGCCCTTATACATTCCGGCTCCCATCTCGTCGATTTTATCGAATGGGATGACCGGGCAGTTTAACCGGGCCTCTGGTTCGATGATGTAAATATAACGATTTTGAAAACCATCTAATCGTTCAGCCTGGGAAAGGTCGCGTTTAGTGTCCCCTCGCTTGGCGATAGTTTCTCCTGATGGCAGTCTGTAAATCGTTGAATTTTTGCCGATGTTGGTCAGTTTGAACCCGGCGGCTCGATAAATTGTCCCGTCCCCACACTGCGTTGCGTCGCTGTATGAAAGCAGCCACTTAACGTGGGGAGCGTTTTTCTTTATGAGGCGGATGCTTATAGCTATGCATCTGCTCTCTGAATTTCGCGGGAGGAAATCATCAAACGCCATCCGGTTGAGCTCCAACATTTCGTTCCATTTTCGGGCCAAGCCCTTGTTGGTAGTTTCGACTAAATCCAGGACGTTGCGCTTGTCCATCGGTGGGCCGTAGCTCATTACGCCATGAAGCCTATTGTCGAGAAAGCACCCAAAATGCAGCTGGCTAAGGCTGACGACCTTGCCAGAGTAGTGGTGTTTTTTCACAAACTCGTTGGCTATTTTCGAGGGGATAACTTTTACGCGGATATCCTTAACCCTGCTCATCCTTGGGCTTTTTTTTCTTCCCGAGATACATTCCGGCCCCGGCTTCTTCAATTGCGCTATACGGAAGGATGGGGACGTTTAGCTCACATTTAGGGTCTAATAGCTTGATGTACCTCAGCTGATAGCCTTCGATTAATTCGGCCCCGATATGCCTCAAATATCGATTGGCCGTCCATGATGCGTATTCTCCAACCTTGCCGTATTTGGCTTTAATCCCACCCTTCGAGCCACCGAATGATGCCTCAAAAACCAACTTACAAACGACATTCCCATCAGGGAGCCGCCACATTGATCTATTGTCATTTATCTGCGTTAGGTAAAACCCGGCCGCGCGATATATCGTCCCATCACCGCATTGAGCGCCATCAGCGTAGGACAGTATCCACTTAATGTGCGGGGCGTTCTTTTTGATTAGCTTGAAGATGATTGCCAATACCCTGCTTTCTGAATTTTTGGGGAGGTAGTCATCGAAGGCAAGGCGGTTCAGTTCTAAAAATCCGTTCCAGGCTGTGTTTTTTACAAGCCCCATAGTTTTACGGCGGTCGATCCCTTGCCCGAACGACGCGACGCCATGAAGGCGGCCATCTAAGAAAGCCCCAAAATGGAGGTTGCTATTGTTCGTCACCTTCCCGCTATAATGGTGCTTCCGGACAAAGGGGTGAGCGATTTTTGACGGTATGACTTTGACCTTTATTTCTTTTGCTCGGCCCACTTCTGAATGATTAGATATAGAGCGTTCCCGTTGCTGTTTTCATTCCCAAAGGTTTCGGCGTATTTATACTCATCCGTTGCCTTCATATCAGACAGTGCGTTTTGGATTACCGTTGCCTGTTCATCCGCTAAGGTGAAGGTCATTTGCTGAAATGGGTCTTTCTCGCCATCTGGCAGTTCAAAATCCTCGCCGAAATCTCCCTCCAAATCAAAGCCCGGTATTTCCAAACCCCACTCGATTAGTTTGTCCTGATCGTAGTCATTAGCCAAGGCGTCCCAATCCCACTGACCAAAGGGGACGTTATCCTTGATGATAAATTCATGCTTTTGCTCCGGCGTCAGGTCGATGGCTTTTATCACTGGAACCATAGTCCACCCCAATTCAGCCATTGCCTTCAATCGCATATTCCCGCCAAGGACTACGTTGTCATCATCGAGAATGAGCGGCCGCAAATTGGCCATTTGTGGGAAATCTTCAAGAGATCGTTTCAATTCCTGGAACTTCTCGTCCCTGATAAATCGAGGGTTCTCCGTGTTTTCGTTTACGGTTTTGATCGGCACTAATTCGGGTGCCGGGAGGTCTTTGCCAGTGACGCGCTTTGCTTTTGCTGTCATTCCTTTGTTGGGGTTTGCGCTAACAGTTCGTGGATGGCCGCGTTCATTTTTTGGTGATCGCAATAGTCTTGTTCTGAACCCGGGTCTGTTTGCGTAATGATATCCATGTGCTTACAAATTTATAAAAATCCTTTTTACGCTCTGACAATTTATGACTCTCTGAGGTATGCGTCAATTTTTTGACGGGCGTCGTCAAATCCGAGGCCCCATTGTGCCTGATAACCGAGAATCCATAGCTTATCCAAAACTAACTGTTGTTCCTGAATGTGCTTGTTATTCCTCAGCTTTCCCGATTTGGTATAAACCTCTGATCTATCCTTTTTTAGTTCGAGGAATAGCCCTCCGAATCCATGCCTGTGGTTTTTTTTAGGGATGAATAAATCCGGCCAACCCCTGCTTGGGTTTCTCAATTTTGCCATCTGGACGGCTTGCCTCATGGAAGAAACGCGAACCCCGGCTCCATCAGATAGGAACAAAACACCCGGGTATTGCGCCCGGATGTAGTTTGCGATTGCGAGGTGGATATTGTCCTCGTGGTTTTTTCTTTTTTTCATGGTTCAACATTTACGGTGATGCTGAATTTTTGCCCCTTCTGATTGATCGCGTCTATTTTATAGGTTCCAGGCTTTGGCGTCCATGGGTTGAAATCTCCGCCAATATCCCCGGTCATCGTATAGGGCGCTAAGTTTTCAGTTTGCACCAGTTGATTGTCAATATACCACTTGACCTGACTGATTTCCTCATCCCTTGGGGTCGCTATGATCGTAAACGGGTCGCTCAGTGATTGGGAAACTGTGGCTCCTTGGGTAGTGATCCGGGTTAACAGCGTGCCATCCATAGCCACCACCTCCAGATAAAACGGCCCGGGCTGATATCCGGGGACATATTCTCCCGGAATAATCCAAGTGATTTCCTCCCCAAATCTATCAGGAAGGCTATCCAGTTGAAATTTTTGGTTTTGTGCGACCATCTGGCTACAAGTCCCCACAATGGTAACTATCAGGATAACGTAGAACCAAAAGAGGCCCCACCCTAATTTTCGATTAATGGATCTCAAATAATCCTTTTCGGTTTTCATGAATTCAGGCTTTTCCATCTTGTTTGTTTTTAATTTTTGATGCGATTAATTCATCCCCGGTCAGGGCGAAGTATAGGTTTTGAATTTGGTGGACGTATTTAAGTGGTGCGATTGATAGTGTACTTGGCACAACACATTCTAAAGTGAAAGACCATTCATCATCGTGCCATTTAGCTACTCTTAATTGCTGAAATGCTAATCCTTTTTGGTCTTTTTGAAACCACTTCATCCCACTCATTTTTAAACCCCGATATTCAAAACCAAACCTCTCCAACCATTCCGGGGTGAGGGGGATGGGGCGACAATCTTCTAAATC